TAGAAATACGGTTAGTAGATATGCGAGTAAGGGCTTTGTACCGGGGCTTGATGGTCGTAAAATATGGGTGCGCTCAGAACACGCAGCTCTCAATTCGCTCCTTCAAGGGGCTGGGGCGATTGTGATGAAGAAAGCTTTAGTACTATTTTATGATAAGACTAAGGCTAACAAGTGGCCTGTAAAGCTAGTTGCAAATGTCCATGATGAATTTCAGTTGGAAGTTTCTAAGGAATATGCTACAATAGTAGGTGAGGCTGCAAAGGCAAGTATCGTTGAAGCTGGGGAGTACTTTAAGCTTCGTTGTCCATTAGACGGGGAGTATAAAATTGGTGCAAACTGGCGTGAAACACATTGATAAGAATCAGATTATCTTTGACGTTGAAGGAAATACTTTCAAGGTCAGGATAGGACAGGATCTAGATCTTGAAGAGGTATACACAGTCTTAGTATCGGCTGTGGTACACTTAGAAGAACTAGCATTGGGTATGGTAGCTCACCCAGAATCTCAAGAGCTACATTAATAAAGGAACTAAAATGGTATTTAACATTGAACCTAATGAAGCTGCTTTCATTGTTCGAGTGATTGGTCAATTGCCTACTGAGTCAGGTGCATTCCCACTGCATCAGAAGTTGGTAGCACAATTTCAAGAGCAAGAGAAACAGACTGAAACTGTAGACGCTGAATAAACTTAACTAAAGGAAAATGAAATGAGTATTGATAGCATGAAACCCGTAAAAGTCGCTGGTGAACTGTACTGGTCTAACTGGATGAAAGAGTACAACAAGAAGTTCAACGAGGCTAACGATAAGTATGAGTGCACATTGGGACAGTTGAGTGATGCAGCTTGTGCTAAGTTAGAAGAGCTTGGTATTAAGTTAAAAGACAAAGACACAATGGGTAAGTACATTGTTGGTAAGTCTAAGTTCTTATTTGAGCCTGTGGACGAAGAAGGTAATCCTGTTGACATCAGCAAGATTGGTAACGGTACTAAATGTTACGCTTTGGTGTCCTCATACCGTCACAAGATGTCAGCTAAGTTTGGTGCTGCACCATCCATTAAGAAGATTGTGATTACTGAGCTAAAGGTGTACTCTCCTGAAGGTGCTGAGGAAGAAGAGACAGCGGATGACATCCTCTAAACAGGATCAGAGGCCTGTAGAAGCCATCGTTGATGCGGACTTTCTCGTATACAAGGTTGGCTTCTCTAATGAGGATGAAGAGGAACGATGGGCACTAAATCGACTCACTGAATGGTTTACCGACATTATCTATATGCGCTTGAAGTGTGATGACTACAGAGCTTGGATTACAGGTAAAACTAACTTTAGATTCGAGGTAGCTACCACTGTTCCTTACAAGGGCAACCGTAAGGATGCTCCTAAGCCTAAGCATTATGATGCTCTCAGAAACCATCTACTAAAGCTCGGTGCTAAGATGTCAGAAGGTGAAGAGGCTGATGATGCTGTAGGCATAGCATCCACTGAAGGTAACTACTGGATAGTTCATGTAGATAAAGACCTAGACCAGTTACCGGGATGGCACTACAATCCTGTAAAGGATGAAGAATACTATGTTACTGAGTTTGAAGGTTTGTACAGTTTCTACAAACAGATACTGACAGGTGACAGAGTTGATAACATAGAGGGAATCAGAGGTATTGGCCCTGTAAAGGCTGATAAGATCTTGAAAGACTGTACAACTGAAAGGGAACTATATGAAGCTTGTATCAAAGCTTATGACGGCAATACTGACAGGGTCTTGGAGAACGGTAAGCTGCTATGGCTAAGAAGGGAACCAAACCAGATGTGGCAACCACCTTTGAACTCGCAGGATCTAAATGGTACGTCAACTACGTAGTGCACATGGAGGACTTTGGTAAGTGTGATCCTGAGAAGCAAATTATCAGTATTCGCATGGACATGAACAAGCAGACTACTGAGCAGACCTTCTACCATGAGTTAGTTCATGCCATTCTATTCACGATGGGTAAGCTAAACCACGATGAAGAGTTTGTAGATACCTTTGGAGCCTTCCTCCATCAGTATCAGATCACTAAGGAGTCACATGAAGTCTAAACGTAAGAAACCTCTATCTGTACGTCAAGTAGCTTTGAAGCATGGATTCAGGTCAGGCTTAGAAGACAAGATAGCTGAGAATCTAACTAATCTAGGCATTCCATTTGAGTATGAGAAGCTAGTTATAGATTATATTCAACCTGCTAAGGCTAGAAAGTACACTCCTGACTTTGTACTTCTGAACAACGGTATCATCATTGAGAGTAAGGGTAGATTTATCACAGCAGATAGACAAAAGCATCTAATGATTCAAGAGCAGTACCCTGAGTTAGATATTAGATTTGTCTTCAGTAACTCTAAAGCTAAGCTTTCAAAGCTAAGTCAGACAACATACGGTATGTGGTGTGATAAGTTTGGGTTCAAATATGCTGATAAAGATATTCCATCAACATGGTTAACTGAAAAAGGTAAAGGAAAACAGATATATGTTAAGTAAACTTATTGAAACAATGGAAAAGTCTCAGGAACTCAAGTGGGCTTGGGAAGACTTTACAGATGCTATTATCGTTGAGAAGCTTAAAGAGACTTATCTCAACACTATCAATGGTGGATTCAGTAGCCATCCTGAAGACATTGCTGAGAACAAGAAAGTCAATGAAGCCATTGCAATTGTATTAGGCTACTTCATGTATGTAGGTGACTGTCAAGAGTTCTTAAAGGAAGCTGAAAATGAACGTCAATCTAATTAAAGAACATGAGAATGGCGATGCTACATATCAGTTTGATTTAACAGCTGATGAAGCTCAAGCACTCTTATCCTTCGGTATCCTAGAAGCTATCAAAGCGGGTATCCGTAGTGGAGAGAAAATAACTGTGGAAGGAGTTGATCTTGAAGACTTGTAGCAAGTGTAGACAAATACTTGAACTATCTTGTTTTAGCAGTCACGTTAAAAACAAAGATGGATTACAAGGAAGCTGTAGAAAATGTAATAGGCTTTCTAGTAAAGAATGGAATGCTAATCACAAAGATTCTTTAGCTTTAAAACGTATTAAGGATAGAGCTATAGAAAAAGGACTTGCATTTGATTTAGAACTAAAAGATATAGTTCCTCCTGATAAGTGCCCTATATTTGGTTTTGAGCTTATTAGAAATACGAAAGTATCTCAGTTTAATAGTCCTTCAGTAGATCGCATAGATCCCTTTAAAGGATACATTAAAGGAAACGTACAGGTTATCTCTCAACTAGCAAATGCAATGAAGCAAAACGCAAGTAATGAACAACTTATTCAGTTTGCTGAATGGATACTAAAAACATATAAAAAGGAAACGGATGAGAATTCTTTGCATTCCTGACACACAGTGTAAACCGGATATTTCTATGGAACATTTAACATGGGCAGGTAAAGCTATTGTTGATTACAAGCCTGATGTTGTAGTGCATCTTGGTGATCACTGGGATTTTCCAAGCCTCAGCAGTCATGATAAAGCTGGAAGCAAATACTTTGAAGGTAAAAGGTATCTTGCTGATGTCGAAGCTGGTAACAAAGGAATGGAGCTTCTTTTAGCACCTTTAAAAGCAGCTCAGAAAGCTCAAAAAGAATCTAAACATAAGGTATATAAGCCTTATCTAGTTTTTTTAATGGGTAATCATGAGAATAGGCTTTCAAGGGCTGTTCAAAATAATCCTATGTTAGAAGGTTTAATGACATACGATCATTTGAATACTAAAGATTGGGAAGTTCATCCCTTCTTAGAGCCTGTATTTATTAATGGTATTGGATTTAGTCATTACTTTCCAAGCGGTGCTATGGGTCGTCCTACAGGATCTGCGCAGCAATTGATTACTAAACTGCATCAATCTGTTGTCTGTGGACACCAACAAGGAAGACAGGTTGCTTATGGTAAACGTGCAGATGGTAAACCAATTACAGCTATAATTGCAGGTAGTTACTACTTACATGATGAAGATTACATGGACTCATTATCTAATAAACACTGGCGAGGTTTAGTAGTTTTAAATGAAGTTAAAGACGGAACATCGGATGAAATGTTTTTAAGTGTTGAATACCTCGGGAGGAAATATGGCTGAACAGATACACCCTAAAAGTTGTTTAAAATGTTTCTACAATGAGTTAGACCCTAACATTCATCCATGTGTGGATTGCTTTGAAGGCAGTAAGTGGGTAGATAGGAACATCTATATTCATAACGATGCTTCTAAACCTTTGAGTGAAGCAATCAAAGAATGGGTAGATGTTAAACATGATGACGATGTAGTTAACAAACCTAAGCACTACACGGAGCATCCATCAGGTATTGAATGTATCGAAGTTACTGAGCACATGGGCTTTAACTTAGGTAATGCAATCAAATATATCTGGCGGTGTGACTTGAAGAAAGATGCCATTGAAGACCTTAAGAAGGCTAAATGGTATATTGACAGAGAGATCAGCAAACGTGAAAAACACAATAACATTTGAAGAACTGAAAGAGGCTCTCAAACGTTTAGATGAGGTCTCACTCTTGGAACTGTTAGGAATCCAGAGTGATGATCTTGTCGAAAGATTTGATGATGTAATTGAGAAAAAACAAGAATATTTAATAAAGGAACTAGACTAATATGACAGCTGTAATGACACCATACCAAGAATACATTGGCAAGAGCCGCTACTCTCGCTACTTGGATGATAAGGGACGACGAGAGCATTGGCCTGAGACAGTCAATCGCTACTTTGAGTTCATGACTAAGCACTTGAAAGAGAAGCATAACTACGACATCCCAGCTGATATGCGCACTGAGCTGCAGAATGCTGTGACTAACTTGGAAGTGATGCCTTCAATGCGTAGCATCATGACAGCTGGCGATGCCTTGGAGCGTCAGAACATTGCAGGTTATAACTGCTCATACTTGCCTATCGATGATCCTAAAGCATTTGATGAAGCTATGTACATTTTATTGTGCGGTACAGGCGTAGGCTTTAGTGTGGAGCAAAAGTATGTATCTAAGTTACCTGAGATTCCAACTGAGTTGTACAATAGTGGCACTGTCATTAATGTTAAGGACTCCAAAGAAGGATGGGCTAAAGCATTACGACAAGTTATTGCCTTGCTATACGCTGGAGAAGTGCCTAAGTGGGATGTTTCGGGTGTACGTCCGGCAGGAGCACGACTCAAGACCTTTGGTGGACGAGCATCAGGG